CGGAGGGTTGTTAACATTCTCTGTATCTTTAAGAGGTCTTGCTAACATAATCTTGTGAATCCTCTTATAACCTATTATAGCAGATTCACCAATTGACAAGTACGTACTGTCCCTATTAGCTTGCATCTTCATAGCTTCTGCTACAGGGTCAGTTCCTTGCTTCACTGTGAATACTTGTGCAGTCGGGTTATACGCTTTTGGTTGGCGTGTTAGAAATACTGTTACTCCTGCTGGCTTAAACTTTTTAACGATATCAATAACGGCTACAGGGAAAGTATTTGCGAAGAATATATCAATAACTGCATTTGTGTAATACTCTCCTAGTAGACAGTCCTTACTGTTTAGCTTCGACTTGTTCAAGAAGAAAATGTTATTGAATGGTTCGTAGACGTTTACGTATGTATTCGGGTCTCCTAGGAATGCCAGGATTGCTTTTTTAATAGCAGGGATAGTACCTCTATCTAATAGGATATACTGGATGATACGTGCTCTATAAGACGTGTCATTTTCATTGTCCTGTCGTACTACCCCGAATACATCTCCGTACTCATCTAACCATTGCCCCGTTGCACTCTCTAAAGATAAGTCGAACTTACTCGCAATCATATCGGACTCTGTTACTTTAAGTTCTTGGTCAATCGCATCTAGGATAGCCGCATTCACCTTTGTCTTGTCTTGTAAGCTTATCTTCCAACCAGGATGTAGATGTTTTAGAAATGACATAATGTACCTCCTATGTTAGAGTAACCTTAACTGTACCTGCACGAACAACTTCATTACCTGCTACGATTACATTTGCTTTCGGATCGTTAAATGTAATGTCGTAGATTAATCGTCTATCTATCCCTTTAATAACACTAGATAGGTCAGATAGGATTACGCTTTGTGAAGTCTGCATGTTGTTAAGGTATCTCGAAATCTCGGCTACTATCTTATCTTGTAGTGCCTTTGTAATAGCAGTCTTATCTGTTAGTACTATTGTAACATCAATGTTAACTGCTTTACGTGTTACAGGTCGAACGACAACTGGGATTCCTGCTGCTCGGTAGTTCTGAAGTGTAGCGATGACTTTATCTCTTACAACATCAGGTAGGTCTCCGTTGCGGTCGTGTGCGTATACGTAAACAATACCTGTCTGCTCATCAATCCATACACCTGAAATCTCTATTACGGAACGTGTGCCGTACTCTAGTGCAGGAATTGTTCCTTTGCTTAGAGATTCAATGTAAGAACGGAAACGAGACTTTAATTCTTCTAACGGTTCCTCATCTTGACCTGTTTGGAAAGCTTGTGCATTCGTAACTGTCTTGATGTTCGCTAGAGGAGTCATCATAATGTTAATTACGTTGTTCGGTACGTTACCAATCTCTCCTGTAATCGTGCAGTAGATTTGTACTTCGGCAGTAACTGTACCTTGTGGGATATAGTAGTCTTCTACCGTCTCATACGTCATCGTGTAGTCCGATAAACTAGAAGTGAACCTTGTACCTCTTGGAAGAGGTAAAGTCTGTTGTACGGCATTGTGGAAGACCAACTGCACTTTACCGTAAGCTCGTTGTGCAGGTTTACGTTGGAACCCGAATGAAGAGTATACACCTGTTGCAATAGCTTCTCTAATGTTCTCTTCCGTTAGGATGTATAACTGCTCAATCTCCCTAGCAGTAGCTTCGTAGATTGCTCTGATTGCGCTACCGATAGAGAAGTCATTAATCTTATTTGTATTTGTAATCGTATGGTCTACTAATCGTCCATAGATTTCTGTCATTTGTTTGTATCTCAATGGGTAAACCTCCTTATCGTATCATGTTATCTACGAAGTTATCTTGAAGGACTAACGAGCCTTCTTTTCCTAACTCACCTGAAAGGGCTAGTAGGAATGCTTCTTCCATTGCGATAGAGAAGACTTTGAAAGTAGTTGAGTACGAGTTACCATCAATAACGTGCCCAACCTTCTCTACTGTTCGTACTCTACCATCCGTACGTAATGTTCTCTCGATTTCAATGTCTAGTAGAGCAGCATTCTCCTCTGTGTTCTTACGTCCTAAGTATTCATGGACTTTAGAACCGTACCTCGGATAACCGATGTAGCTTCCTAGTGGAGTGATAAGACGAATGAATAGAGATTGTTTTAAGTTCTCTACTCCACGGATCGTAGCGATATCTCCTCGTCCGTCATCCTTCATTTCAAGAATGTCTGAGTCCCAACCTGCTTTACCGAACGGTTTAGGGATTGGTAGAACATCTAAATCTTTCCCTAGAGCTAGTGCGTATAACTCCTCTTTATCGAAATCTGTTGTACGTTTCAATGCGTTCATTAATTCATTTTGTGAATTTTCCGACATCTCGATTAGTAGAGTATCACCGATAGTTAGAAGATGGTTTGGGTTTGTTAACTTCTCTGCTACAGTGTCTACGATGTACGGGTGTCGTAGATCATTAAATCTTACTAGCTCTATCCAACGACTTACATCCCCTAACTCTTGTTGAGCTATAGCTTGCATCGTATCTCCCTCTGCGATGATACGTCTTTTAAACTTAGCCATTATCTCACCACCCATTTATTCATAGCCGACTCTACTTGGTTCTCTAAGTAACCAATTGAAATATCTATATCTCGTAATGTCTCAATCATCGTACGGTACTTTCTCTCGGTACCGAAGTAGTCTGCGATATAGTTTACGTTCTGTTTCATCTTCAAGATATCTTTCTTTGTTACGTACTGAATGTTCGTATTACGCTCCTCTAGGTTATATAGAAGGGCAAAAGACTCTAGCACTACGGCACACACTAGAACGTACACACGAGGGTTATACGTAGCTAAATCACTATTCATAACTTGAGATACGATTGTTCTCGGGTCTAGTGGAACGTTAATCAGTTCAATTTTATTTCGTTGGATATCTTCTAACGTCAGTCTTGCTAATGCTGATACACTGAACGATGGTGTGTAAAGCGTAGACGTGTACTGTACCGTTGTTCCCATCTCGTTTAATGGGATAGTACCATCGGGAAGAACAGGGACGCTAGAGACGAATCTGATAAGGTCTAACGGCTTTCTAATTGTCATGTTCTTAATACCACCTTCCGTAATAACCGATGTTGTACCCTAGTCCACTCATACCGTAGTCATAAGATACACCTGAAGGTCTTTGTGGGTTAACTGGGTCACGACCTGTTCCTGGAACGTAGTTACCTCCGTCACCTTTGTTGTAGATGTCGTCATTACCTGAACTAGGATCGTACTTACCTCCGTTTCCTGAACCTGAGTTACCACCTAGTGGAGGGAATAACGGGCTAGGTCTCCATACAAGACCCCCACCACCAATGTTTATATCTGTGTCAGGACGTTGGTTAGGATTTCCTCCTGAGCTACTACTTCCACCGCCACCTACAGTTGGATACCTATTACCAATCTCAGGTGCCACCACATCGTCATCGGCAGGATCGGTAGACTTTCTAAGTACTACGAATTTAATCTCGTAACGATACATTAGTGGGGCGTTCACGTCTTGCGTATATGTAACTCCCTCGGGAGCTAAGTGGACGATAAAGCTCTCATCGTTTGTAAAGTTGTGGAAGTAAAAATCGTCTGCGGATTTCTTACCGTTACCACCAGTCTCTGCATAGTCTTCTAAGAAAGATTTCATTTCTTTTATCTTTGCAATTCCTCGGTCGGACGCTTTACCTGTGGGGTTGAATCCTGTTGTACCACTAATCGTGTAAGTAGGTATGTCACTTTGGAAGTCCTCAATTACGATCCTACTTTTTGTTTTAAGTGCCGTAGTACGGTGCGGCCGAGCAAAAGTCATGTTCTCAGGGTTGATAGCGAAGCGGAAGAATCGGTTTCCTACTTGGAAAGCAATCTTCGTTAATACTGTTTTACCATCTGACATTCCCATGTATTATCACCTCTCTTTTATAATATAAGAAAAGCCGAGGGAAACCTCGGCTTAAAGGACTCTATGTAGTGAGTATTTATGCAATAACTCTTCAGGGGTGATATCGTATAAGAACTCTAGGTCTTTACGTTTAACTCCTGCTTTGTAGAAAGCATTATCCACTACCTCAGAACATGTCAGTTTCTGTTGGTTGTTAAATAGAGTACGTTTAATACGAAATACGATCCGTACAAACATCTCGAATATTTGAGCGTAGTCATAGTCCGTACCTTCGTAACTTAATGCGATAGATACGATTCTATCTCTTTCTTCTTGTGTCACATTATCTAGTCGATAAATGTGTGTGATTTTATTGTCATACTCTATAGGTACGACTCTTGTTTTTATGAACCTGTTGGCTTCTATCAATGTGTTAGAGTCGATAGCAAGGGCAACATGACTATAGGGTGAGTTAGTAACTTTACTAATCACCCAGCCTATGAAACTCTTAGGTCTATAGAATATGACATCTGCCGATTGGATCGGTTCATTTGTCATAGTCTACTCCCCCCTTATTTAGTCCTCTCGTGGTTCGTTGTCGATATCTCTCTCAGATAGCTCCTCTGCTAGTTTAGCCGCACTCTCTTCTAACTGAGCTACGTACGCTTTAAGCATGATGTTCTCATTCATTAGGTCGAAGATGACTACCTTCTGTTCATTGACGATGTGTTTCGGATTAATCGGTTTACCTTGTGGTTGTTGTTCCATCATATTTCCTCCTATTAGTTTCTATTATTTGTGCGGTCCGTCTCCACTCCAAGATACTGCCACTACTTGGTCGTGCGTTGTAGCAGCTTTGATAGTCTTCGTCTTCTCGTTGAACTTTGTTAGTTGCACCTCTTTATGTGCGAAACCTTCAAGAGCTACTTGTAACCACTCTTCTTTTGTATGTATCACGTAGTCTCCTACGTCTTCCGCTTTCCAACCAACTTCTGTAGTTTCGGGCTTCATTATTAAGAAAATCAGTTTACCAAGGAAGTTCGTTTGGTCGTCTGCATTTGTACGGTATCTGTGTCCGTTCGTAGCGATAAACCCACTTGCGATAGCCAACTCACAGAACTCGTTGTGCATTGATGTCTTTAAGTCTTTGTGGTACTTCAGGATATCCTCAGGTCTGATTTGCCATAATGCTTGTCCTGTTTTACGGGAGATAGCATTCATTAGTGAGTTTTGGTAATCTTGCCCCATCTTGTCGAAACCTTTTGTGATTAGTTCTCTCTCGTACAATGGTAAGTTATCAAATATCATAGGTTATTTACTCCTTATCTTAGTGTTATTCTTCTGTTAATGTTTTCTACTTTTCCGTCAATCTCTTGCATGGCTTTCCAAAGTAACGTTATCATCGAGTAGGCGTTAACACCTTTACCGTTAGCTCCTTGAATGATTGCAGGAGACTCCTCTGCAATTAAACCTAGTGTATATGGCTCTGATTCGTCTTGTTCCTTGTATTGGTATAGTACAGGTTTCACAGAGTGTATGTAAGATAACGCACTATCATCGAATACAGTGATGTCTTTTTTATAAGCTTCTGACGAAGGTGCTACCCAGTTACCATACACATTACCCCAACCTGAGTTACCAGGTCCCTTAAATTCGAACCAGTTGTTATAATACTGAAGTATACCTGATCCTAGTTGCATAATGTGTTGATTTCCTCCACCTTGTTGCCAAAAAGAAGCAACTGAATAGTTGTCATGTATTAGCTTAATACCCCCACTATTATACGACCTAATCTCAGTAGTCGCTGTAGCCCCCTTACCGATACCACAGAGGAATCTAATTTGTCCATCAGCATCCTGGATTGACCATGTATTGATTGACGTTGCTGTTGGCTGACCTTTAATGTTACCCCATACATCGAAGATAGTCCCACCTGTAGTTTGTGAGTACATATCTCCTGCTAAACGGATGTTGTTCGAAGCTTGGCCGCCCTCTTGCCAAAACAGATTTCGGTTGTTCATTCTAAATGCACCGTCATAGAGACAGAAGTTATCGTAGTCTGCTATATTTGTAGAGCCTACACTTTTACCTGAACGTAGGAAGTTAATTCCTTCGTCACCTGATTCCGATGCGTCATTGAAGTATAGACCGTTTAGCCCTTTCATATCAGAGTTACGCATATCTAACCCTACTTTACTATTACCCATCCACTGATCTGCTTTCGCTTTAATTATACCATCAACGTCCAAGTCACCTGCTATTTCGAGACCATTGGCCGCACTAGTAGGGAACTTATTAACTCCGAC